TATCTGGTTCATCGCCATTCGGATTGTAAATACATTTATATTGTTTGGGGCAGTTTTTTTCTATCATCATTTCAAAAGTTTTATTGCCACCTTGATATATACACGCTTGCTGTCCAGTAATTTGAGACTTAACTCTTTTCTTTAATCTACAAGTCGTATATTTTCTTTCTTGTACTTTGCCCTGCCATATTTTTTGTTGCCTAGTGTAATCTTTACTTTTGTACTCGTATGCAAACGCTTTTACAGTTACAACCAAGACACCTAACATTAAACCAATGCCAATAAGCGAATACCCAACCCATTTTATAATCTCCCATATTTCTTCTTGTTGTTGCCTAGCTTTGATTCTTTGCTGCCTATGTGCTTCTTTAGCTTTGTTTATTCTTTCTGCTCTTTCAGCTAGTATTTGATCCCAGGTTGTGGGTCCAAACCTCATGTTGATTATGAACTTTAATTCTTCACGCTTTTCTTCTAGGAGTTTTCTATTAATAAAATCATTTGCTGACTTTTCTACTGAACCAAACTGTTCAGCAATAGACATACCTTTTCCCTGGTTCTTATTCATTTGTTCTTCACCAAGAAAGAACCCATCAATTTGTTTGGCTATGCCTGATATGTCTTGTACTGTGCTGATGTTGCTTTTAATAAACTCTACTGATTTTTGTACTAGAGCAATACCAGTTAGAATTTCTGCAACTACCATGCTACCTCACTAATAAACCTATAAGCAAAACAATAGCAGTGCCACTTGTACCAATCATAATATGTTCGATACGTTTTATTCTAAGGATGGTCTCTTTCCATCTTTCAGAACAAACTGCTTCATGCGTGTCTATTTGTGCTTTTACTTCACTAGCTTTTACCATTTACACCTCATCAGGAAAATCTGTTATTGGACTGTTACCAGTAGGATTATCATCACTATCAGTTGGCACAACAAACAATGCTTTAAAAGCATCTAAATCTGCACAATTATTTATTGCAGTTTCTATTGTGCCACTAGCTGTTCTAACTGCTGACCTATATGTGCTTATTGCAGATGGTATTGCTACATCACTTTCAGACTTTCTTGTTACATACCAATCAGTAGAAGCTAGTAAACTATTTGCAGTTGTTTTAGTATTTGCAACCCATATAGATTTAAGACCTAATGTAACAACTTGATTGCCATCTGCATCTAAAACAGCATCACCATCATCATCAACTTCATTAATATCTGTTAGACTTCTTGGAACATCTTTTGCCCAATAAAATCTATCATCATAACTAGTATCAGGGTCATCTTGCCACGTTACACCCCATTGCTCTTTATCTTCATCTGACCAAGCTGATGCCCAATTATAAGGGTGTTTATAGTTCCCATCTGACCAACTCTTACCAACTTTTAGTGTTATTCCATTGTGTAACCAAGCCATTATTTTCTCCTATCTTGCATTAGCATATTTAAAAGGTGCTTCGGCAAAAGCCATATAGATGTATGTGCCACCTGATGCATTGCATTGTGATGCAGATGCCCTAAGTTTAAATCCGTTTGACAATGTATCTTGAACCCTAAATGTTTCTCCAGTTGCTTCAGCATTAGAGAGGTTAGGATAAAGACTAACATTCATAGGATTAAACTCTCTCCTTGTTGTGTCTTGTATAACCCATTCACCACCAGTTGAACTGTCTGTACGTTTCCACATTATAAAAGCAGGTCTAAATCCAGTATAAACAAACGTACCATCTGCACTACCATTTCCAGTATAACTGCCAATCTTTGAGTAGCCATCTACTGAGTGGAAAGCGTATGCTATGTAAGGCTCTATTCCATTAGAGTGTAAATTTGGAGCAACAGTGCATGGGCGAAAGGTTGTAGCTGTAAACGCTTGAGGGCTTCTATTAAGTTCATTATCCTGAGCAGCTGCATCATCTAAGTATAGAGAGTGGGCATTACCATCTATATTGTAGCCGACCATCCAATGGTAACCACCAGTATTTCTCCTTTTCAAAAAAACTATCTCTGGGGCTTTACTTAATCCGTGTCCTATTGTATTGGTTGTGGCGTTATTATTACCTGTATAACTAACAATGCTAAACCCTGCATCTGTGTTTGCTTGTACTGTACTTGTTATAGAACCATCTGTATTGCTTGAGGTTGTGCCACCATTTGCAAGCCAGTTCCACGCTACAAATGTTAAAGAACTTTGATTAAAAGCAGAGCCTAATGAAAATCCATTAGAATCAAAAGATGTCACTCCTGATGCAGTAGCTTCAGCATTAGTTGAGTTTGATGATAGATATTTTGTAACACCTCGTGAACTGTCAAACAATCCGTGTATGCCTGTACCATTTCGGTTCTTTAACCACACCCAATCTGACTGAAAACCTACATCAGTTATAGATTGTGTTCCACCATTTCCACTATAAATAACTGTATTAAAATAATCATCAGCTTGTGTATCAGCATTAGGACTGATGGTTGGTTCTGGTAGGTTAGATGTGCATAATGCTAGAAAGCCTGATGGTGGTGCATAAGCAAAGTCACCTATGCCATTGCCATCTGCATTTCCTCCTGCTGATATTGCTCCTAAAAATGTACTATCTTGTCCAAAGTTTACGACATAAGTTGTACCACTTTGACCAGAAAGAATAGGGCTGAATGTTCCACTTATTGAAGAATATGCAGTACCTTGACTAGAGTTATTTTTATAAAAAGTTAGAGTTCCTGCATCTAAGTCTAATGCAACACCAATTATATCTCCATTTGTCCAAGTCGCACCATATGAACTACCACTTCCATTATTATATTTCAGAGCAGTTGCTGAATACCCATAACCATCAGAATTACTTCCAAAAAAGTTTTCATTAGTAAATGTATTGTCAACAATTCCAACAATAGATGAACCACCAGTTGAAGATGTTGACCTAATTTCCCAATACCATTTTCCAGAAGAAACACCAAAAGTGGAAGATGATGCTTTATTTGTAGCACTACAACTAAAACCCAAATTTCCTTCAGATAAAGTTACATTAGCACTTTTTGCAACACTATTTAATGTGCACCAATTTAGCTCTGGACTATCAGGCATATCACAATCAGAAGCAACGATACCACTAGATGTAAAATGATTTGTATTGCCACTTGTATCAGCACCTATTGTTGATGTTGATGCAGTACCAGTTCCAGTTTGATTAAACTGTAATCTAAAACCATTAGTGCCATATGAGCCAGTATATTTTTTGGCTATCCATACACCATTTTTAGTTTCTCCGAATGAAGTTGGTGTTAGAGCTTGACCATCAACAAAATTAAATTCTCCAATATAACCATCAAAAAATCTTCCTGCACTTCCTAAGTTCAAAGCACCAATCATTTGTTTATTACTGCCACCAATATCAAAATCAGTATTTTGTGATGGGAAAGTTCCAGAAATAGTTATTTGTTCACCATTGACATATAGCTTTATTCTATTGGTATCTGTTCCTTGTGTCGTATCAAAAACAGCAACCAAATGATACCAAGCAGAAACATCTCGGCTTAATTGACTAGTATTTTTTACTGATTGTCCATTTGCACCTATTTGAAAATAATATTGCCCACTAGATGTTTTAAAATTTAAATCACAGTTTGTCGTTCCACTTACATTTTGACCACACCAAATAAGAGAATCAGAGCCAGTTTTTAGATTACCTAACTTTACCCAAGTTGATACAGTAAATGTTCTGGTAGATGTTGATGAAGTTGATGGTGTCCAATAAAGATGATTGCTACTGCCACTATCTAACCTCAATGACTGTGTAGCAACATTATTATAGAAACCTGCTTGTTGATTTGATAGCCAAGATTCAGAACTGAACATATAAATTATCCAAAATTTAGTGCAGGAACACCTATTAAAATAGAATTGTCTGCTTTGATTATATATGGCACTACATCATAATCATTGTTGCCACTTGATAAAGTTAAACCTGCTGATTCTGCTGTTTCATAATCTGTTCCAAGCGATACTGTACCTGCTGAACCACTTGATGGTTGTATTATTATCATTACGCCAGTCTGTCCAACATTTCCTGCTTCTGTACTTGGGTTTGCTAAAGAATTAGAACCAGATGCTAAAGTAATTAAAAAATTATTGTATGTATCAAAATTCAGAACACCACTTACTGAAGCTAGTGTTCCAGTAAAAGTATTTGCTTTTTGAGCAACTGCGAGACTTAAAGCACCATCTTTAATAGTCAGTGAATCAATAGAAACCCCTGCATCTACAACTTTTTCTGATATTGTTCCTACTGTTAATGTACTCATTTTTGACTCCTAACCTACTAAAAAACCACTAAAAAATGACATTGGTGGAAAATAATCTGTTCCTGCATCAGCAGAATACAAAGCCATAGTTTGACTTGCAGTCATATAATAATTCCAAGATGCACCTATAGTTTCGTCATTAGTATCAGCATCTTGAGTGTATGCTTGGATAAGATGATACGCAGTATTATTATAATTTATAGCAGTATCATTTAAACCTGCATAAATTAATGCTGTACCACTTCCATTCTTTACATAAAAGCTAAACTGAAAGGCATAAACCCCTGTAATTGGTGCAGTAAATTTACCAGTACTTGTGCTATAATGACTTCCTATATTATGCTTTGTGCCATCTAAAACAATAATACTTCCTGACGATACATTATCAACCCAAGAACTAGAAGTTCCAAAAGCGAAGAATGATGGGTGTGCTGATTTGGTAATTATCCCTTCACTTGATATAGCCATAGCATCTGTATCTGATGCTGAACCAACTGTTCCTGCATCTGGAATTATTAGATTTCCTGCAAGAGTTGTATTTTGACTTGAATTAACAGTTAAAGCAGTTGTATTTGCCGTCTTTATTATAACTTGGTCATTAGTAGATAAATCTAATCCACTGTCATTATCTCCAGTAGAGTTTACAACACTATTTACTTTTATTTCTGACATTCTAAACTCCTATTCTGGCTTTGTTGGAAATGCAAAACCATCATCATTTAATGATTGATAAGTATCTGTTATATCCCTCAATGATTGCCTATAAGTTCTCATTGCATCACTCATTGTAACATCTGAGTTAGCTAACCAATCTGTGTCTTTTAATAAAGCATCTCTTTGGTGTCTTAAATCAACTAAATCTCTATCAGCTTTACCATCTGCCCAAGCACTATTTCTTGCATCATACTCTTTTTGTTCTGCATCAGTCATTTCAACTAACTGACCATCAACCATTTTGTTTCCGTTTGGCATATTAATCTCTCAATCCATATAATTTAAAATTAGCATAATTTATATTTCCAGTGTTCATCACAAATCTAATACCATTAACAACATTTGCTCTATTAGCAGGTATTACAGAACCACTAAAACTACTAGCATCGTGAGTTGGAGTAATACTATGTTTAGTTGAAGACCCATTACAAGAGAAAGGAGCTTGGGTGTTGTTTGCATTATGAAATACTACACTAATAGTAGTTCCCTCCCCATCTTCTCCACCCATTAAGCCACCCGTCGCATGAAATAAAAAAGTATCTGAATTATTGTTTACATGTGATGAACCATCAAGTAAAGTAGTTGCATTTCCATAAATACTACCAGTTTGAAGCACACCACCAACAAAAACTTGACTTTTTAAAGTTCTAGTATCTGCATCACCCTCAAAATATCCTACTAAATAGTAGTTATCATATGTAGAATTTATGTAGGTAGATGAAATATCATGTGCAGATACTGAACTAGAACTGGTTACAGTGTATAATAAATCCATACCTGCACCAGTAATATTCCCAGTAACTCCAAGAGTTCCTGCAATAGTTTGATTGCCTGCTAGTGCAACATTCTGCGAACTATCTACTGTTATCGCTGTAGTATTGGCAGTTTTTAAAATTATTTGGTCATTCGTTGATAGGTCTATTCCACTATCATCTCCTGCTAAATTCTGGATATTATTGACTTTTATTGTTGAACTCATGCTATCACCAAATTTCCACTTAGGGTTAAAGTTACACCAGATGCTATTGAAAGACTAACAAAACAACCACAATTATCACCAGATGCAATAGTTGTATTTGTATTTAGTTCTTGCTCGTGGGTTCTAAAAATATCGCCTTTACCATTTGTCGTATCGCCAGTGTTTCCATTTTCACCTTGAAAAAACCCTGCTCCACCAGCAGCTGCTGCTTCCAAAGAAACATGACCTGTACTATTGTCGTAAGTCATTACAAAATCATCTTGACCTGCTCCGACTGTTTGATCTGCGTCAAATTCAAAATTACCAACTAAAACATTACCTGTGCCATTTGGATCTATGGTTATGTCACCATTAGATGTGCTGACAATATTATTTCCGTTTACATCTAAGTTGCCACCTAGTTGTGGAGTAGTGTCAGAAACTACATCTGTTATACCTGAAGTGATAGCAACCCAGGCAGAACCTGTGTAATACTTTAATACATTGCTTGTTGCGTTAAAATACAAATCACCTGCTGTTAAAGCATCACCATCATTGTCTACAGTTGGGTCACTTGATTTAGCACCTAAGTATATATCATCAAAGTTATCTAAAGCAGTTTCTGCCGCTGCTTGTGCTGTTTCTGCTGCAGTTTGAGCAGTCTCTGCATCAGCTTTTGCACTTTCTGCTGCTTCTTTAGCTGTCTCAGCATCATCTTTGTGCGACTCTGCAGTAGTTGCACTACCTGCTGCAGCACTAGCTGATGTAGATGCTTCACCTGCTTTTGTTGTTGCTGTTGTTGCAGATGATGCTGCACTTACTGCATCTACCAGTAATTCAAAATGATCTGTGTCTGTTAGGCTATCTCCAACAACAGACGTTGCCACACATATGTAAACATTGTTTAGTTGTGCAGTAGTAGTTGATTTTATTATATCTCTTACAGCATACGCTTCTGTTGTTACTGTTGCATCTGTGCCTTTATAAGTACCTAACTCCTGCGTAACTGAAATCTCTCCAGAACTATCAAAAGCAAGTATTTTGTTTGCTCTATCTGTTGCACCAACTGTAAATTCAGTAGATGTCATAGTATTAGTTCTTGATAACTTAATACTTCTGTCTAACTCTTCTTGTTGTTGTTGTGCAATAAATGTAAGCCTATCTAGTGCATCTTCGTGGCTTTCTGCTGGAAATGGATCGTTAGCTGTATAATCTGTAGACTGCGTTTGTGCCATGTTACGTCTAATAACAACAGTAACTCCACTAGCAGGAGCCGTACCAAACACAACATTACCACCATTTGCATTACCTGCATTTGTTACTGAATAATTAGTTGTAAGTGACTGTACTGTTTCTGTACCAGCAGCCGATCTAAGTATTACAGTTAAGTCAGCATCAGCAAATATTTTAAAGCCATAAGCAAAGGTAGTGGTACTGCCGTTGCCACTATAACTGTTTTTTGTGGTTGTGCTACTAACTGTCATAATAAGTCTCCAATAGCAGAAAATGGAGTACAAGTCCACTTTCTCGTTAATAATATCGTATTTTGTAAATTAATCAAATTAAAACCTTTGTGCATATTGTGATGGTGGAAAATAATATTCTTGATCGTAATCTTTTTGATAACGTCTTTCCATCTTTGTTAGATAACCAGGGTCCATAGTTTCCATTAACCCATGTAAAACCATATAATCAGCAGCAACTCTTGTATAAAATAAATTAGAAAATGGTGTATTTCTCATAGCAAATTTTACTGCATCTTTGGCTGCATCATCACCTCTAACAAACTTTTGAAACAATGATGTAAGATCATCAGCTACGCCAAAAGCAGGACCAGCCAATGTTTTTGTAAATGACTGACCATACCTATTAAATTCACCAAACATAAAATCACCAAATATTCCCATCCCACCACCTTGGACCATTGACGCTGTAATGACTTTTGCTGATTTCATATAATCATCACTAAAAATTGTTTTAGGCTCTTTACCTTTTAAAATATCTTTAGCTGACATTGCTACATAACCCATAGCACTCATACCTGCTATCATCTTCATAGTGCCTGTAAAACCACTTGTGTAATACTGTCTTGTTAAACCTTTAGTAATCATAGTTATAGGAAAACCTTTAAGCATCATAATCATTCTTATAACTTCGCCACCAATAGTTCCCTTAGCATAGCCTTGATTCATGATGGCTCTTTCTTTTGCTCCAGGAGTAGGAATAGCTGTATCTGCACCATCTGTGTAAAGAGTACCTATCTTGGTTCTTAGCTCATCTCTTGTGCTTGCACGCATGTTATCTGTAATATCCATTGTGCCTGTTTTGTCACGAATATACAAATCAAGTGCATTTGTTGGTATGTCATCTGCTAAATCAGGAAACAAATATTCCCTGCCATCTTTAGCTTTCATATCAACATCTTTAAATAATTTTAATTCTTTTTCATTAATGTCATATTTTTCTAAAAAATTTTTAAATGATGAGTCAATATCTTTCCATTGTTTTTTTACCGAGGCTGCACCATCAAAAGCCAAAACTCTTGCAACACCGACTTTCTGTGCATGATTCCAATATCTCATACCATTTAATTTAAAAAACAATGCGTGCATTTTAGATATAAAACCAGGACCAAAATCTTCAGGACCATGCCTAGATAAAACATTACCTGTCATACCTTCGACACCTACAAGAAGTCTAATAGCAAATTCTTTTCGTTCAGGTCCACGCAAACCTTCAAATATGTCTTTTAAAGCTGTACCAAAATTATTAAAAAAACCTCTTTCAGTATTAGATGCCAAGAAAGCTGCTTTTGAGGCAACATCAGTTATAGAAGCAACAGTAGCTCCCCCTAAATAAGCTGTCTCCTGTATCATCCTAAACCCTGAAGCTACGCTTTGAAAATCAGCACCAAAAAAAACACCCTCACTAATACCTACAGCATTAAGTGAATTATCTAGTTGTGCAAATTCTTTCATTGCAGCGTTTCTTTGCCACTTGCTTGTTTTCATAGTAGGGTCTGACGCAGCTTTTGCATCAATATCGTCTAAAATTCTTTCTATCATCATTTTAGGATTTGTGCCTAGATTTTCCATTAAAGCTATAGATCTGCCATCATGCGTTAATCCATCTATTATAGTTTCAAATAAATTTCTTCTATTATATTTTTCTGAATATTGAAAAGCAGCTTCACCATCTTTAAAATGCAAAACTCTCGATTGACTTAAACTTTTTGCTAAATTTGATTGCCCAGTAAAAGATGTGATAGGATCTCTTTTCCCATTAATAGTGTATTCACCATCACTTCTTTTGTGTATTCCTGAAATTAAACTATTATAAGTTTCTTTTAAAAATTCTTCTTGTGCATCTTTACCATCTTTTCTTGGAACAACATCTTTGTAAGTTGATTCATCTAACAATGGCGTAATGTCATCTCTCCATTTTTCATAACCAGCGTCACTCATTAATTTTGCATCATGTGACTGTCTTGTTATATAATTTTCTAATTTATTAATATAAGCACCAGCTCTATTTTTTCTTGATAAAGTATAGTCTTGAACTCTTCTAATAATTTTAGCAATTAATTTTGCTTCATTCGATACATTTGGCTCTTCACCTTCTTTCGGATGCAAAGCCATGTGTACTTCTTTATCGTATATCCCTTTTTTTGCAGCTTCTGTTAAATCGTTTTTTTCTAAACCAATTAATAATTGACTCTGCAAATCTGCTATTGCAGTCCTACTTTCTGCATCTATACTAAGCATGTTGTGCATTTTAGCATTGCCTACCATAATACCACGCAAAACCTTATAAGGATTTTGTTCAGTTGTGCGTATTGTGTTTATTAATTTAGCGTGAATTTTTGCATTTCTTAAAGCGTTATTTCTCCTTCTTGCTGCGATAATTTTAGCTGTCTTTGCCATTTCAAGAGCTTCTTCAATTACTGCATCTAAATCAGATTGACTTTTTATTTTTAAATTATTTCTCTTAATAACGCCTTCAATGTTGTCTAAAATAGACTCAGCTTCTTTACCTGGTAATTTCATACCTTTTGCTTCAGCAGCAGCTAATACTTCATCTAAACATTTTCTTGCCATTACACTACCTTACTAAACATCTTGCAGCAGCTTCTGCTGCTGATTGAAATGATGTTTCTGCTCGTTGCACATCTTCATTAGCTATTTTAATATTTTCTGCATCTGTGTCTGTAATTAAATTAGATTTTTTATAATGCTCAATTTCATCTAACAACTGTTGTTCTTCTATGTCTAATTCTTTTAACTCCAGTTCACGAGCCACTGGATCAGGACCTGAAAATATATCTCGACCTTCTGCTTCTATAGCTTCGTCTAACCTTTTCATAGCTTCCATTTGCTCAGTCATAGCTTCATCAAATAAAGTAGGCTCCAATCCATCAGTATCAACCCTACCTAACATTTGTTCATAATAAGCATTAAACTGATCGTTTTGTTTAATCTGTGCCATAAAATCTGTATCGCTTACACCTTTGTAATTTATATTATTTTCATCTGCGTAAGCCTTAAGCTCTTGTGCTTGTTGATATGCAATTACAGCATCTTCGTCATTAAAACTGTATCTTTGTTGCCCATCTATATCATCACGCAACGCAGATATAAACTCACCTTCTGTTGGCTCGTTTGCAAAATAACCTTCTTCAGTTGCGTCTCTTGCTAAAACATCTATGCCTTGTCCATCATTTTTTTTATAAAATGATGCTCCAGCTTTAATGTTTTCATCAAATTCTTTAATCATTCTGTCTTTAGAATTTATACCCTTTTCTCTTACCCAAGTAGAAAACCTTTTAGGTTGTTTAATTTTTGGACTAATAATGTCAGGGAACTTAACGCCTTTTGCTTTTATGTTTAATTTAAATTCATTGTCTATATCATCTAAAGTTCTTAGCATAGACTTTTCGTCTGCAAAGTTTACAAATTCAGGCTCTCTGTTTTTTGGGTCATATTTTCTTGGTTTTAAATTTCCATCAGCATCTAAAATAGATTGAACTTGAACTGGTTTACCACTGGCTTTTTGTGCAATACTTGCTTTTAAAGCTGCTTCTAATGTTTCTTTTCTAGCTCTTTGTAACCTATCTGAAAATTTACCACCAACAACATGTAACCCACCACCTAAAATACCACCGATAGTAACATTTAAAAAACTATCTAATAAAGTATAATCCTTATCTTGTTCTAGCTCTGCTGTACTTAATATAATTGGCTCTACTAAAGCAGCACCTGCAATACCCTCACCAGCACCTGCGAAAAACCTTTTACCTGTTTTCCCTGTTTGAAAAGCACTTTCTTTAGCAATTCTACCTAAAGTTACAGATTCTTTAGTTTTAGCTGCACGCCTAGCGTTTACAAATGTTCTGACTGCTGCACCTGGTATAAAAGACGCTGCTACATTTAGAGGGTCTAACATACTACCAATGAGTGCTGTTCCAAATCTAGCTGCCCCCATACCAAATCCACCTCTTGCACGAGATAGTATTTCTTGCCTTTCTGCTCTTTCATCAAATCTATTAGCAATAAACATTGCTGCTGTCTTAGTTAACCCTGACTCTGGGTAATTTAATCCATCTCTGTAATACTCGCTATTTTTCCATGTTTCTTTGTCTATAGTTTCACCAGACTTTTGATGCACTCTTAACATTACATTTCTCATACCAGACATAAATGGGTTGTAATAAAAAGTTTCTTCAAGCGTAGTGCTTAAAACATCTAAGTTAGATGAGACAGAGTAATTTAAAAAATCATCTCTTGCTATGCTGTCATCTTGTGTTTCTGGTAAATATAAGCCTGACATGTTATCTTTTACCCAAATTTATCAGTTTTTGCTGACTTTCTTGATATTTTTCTTTTGCTTTGTTTATTCTTAATTCCTTTAATTGCTCAGAATTAAGACCTTGTACTTCCTCTTTTGTTACACCAAATATTTCTATATCTCTTTTTTCTTTAGCTGTTTGCTCTGCCAGTGTACCTTTGTTTATAAGTTGGTCCCAAGTATATTCAATCCTATTACCTGTTTCTTTGCTTATAACTTGTGACCCATTTGCATTTGCGTTCACTAAAAACACACCAGTTTCACTTTCATTTGTAATCCAACGTAACCCAGTACCAGCTTGACCTATATAAGTATTAAATGATCTTGCACCTGGTGGTAACTTAACTATTTTTTCTAAAGACTTTTTATCAGAAATTACAGAAGTAAGTGCTCTATGAACCTTGTCTTGATCTGTTTTCATTACCTTATCATTAGGTATTCTATATGCACCATAATTTACTGTCCTTATATCATAACTGCTATTAATTATTGACATAGCTTGATTTACAGCTTCACTATTAGTCACACTTGGGTTTGTCGCTTTTATATATATAGCTGTTTTTGCGATTGCCATTTCAACGGCATCAACACTATCAGACCTACCATTGCCTGATAAAATACTTCCATATTGCGACTGACCAACTGCACTCTCTCTAAAATTATTAAACTCACGATTAACCTCTTGTGTGATCGATTTTTGGTCTGCTGACTCAACTCTTTTATCAATAAATTCTTTAGGGGACTTCTTTGCTGAAAGAAATGTATTGTTTATAGATAATGTTGGATTTATCATTGTTAGGTTTTCGTATTGAGTAAAACCATTTTTCATCATTTGTGGAATTAAATATTTTTCGTGACCTTGTTCTCTGGCTTCTTCTACTAATTTTTTTAAAAAATTAGAAGCTTCTGCTGGTTCCATAGAATCGTATTCACTGTAGATACTTTTAATTTCTTCAGTAGAATATATTTTAATATCTTTATCAGCAAACCCCATTCTTTTTTGCATGGATACTAACTTTTCTGTTGTAACATCTAACCCTGTTGTCACTTCTCCAAACTCTTGTTTTAGTTTTGTTTTAATATATAAAACAGGATCACCAGTTCTTGCAGTAGCTATTGATGAAAATTTTTCTTTCATTTTAATTAATATCTGCACTTCTTCGTATGCTTTGTCACCCTTCGCTGACTTTGCCCTTGCTTCCTGATTCATTATAGCCGTCTGCATACTTTCAACAGACTGAAACTCATATGGCTTTACTCTTTCAGCTGCACCTTTTTCTATCAACAAGTTTAATTTTAAAGGTAAAAATAATTTTTTTCCTGGCTCACCTAAAGCATGGTATTTTTTTTCTAACTCGTTGATTAATTCATCTGAATTTTCTGCACCTAATATAATTTTTGCTTCAGTAGACTTGTAACTTATATCTAATTCTGATGAGCGACCATCAGTTATCTCATTAATTCTTCCTTGTATTTTAGATGAAAAAGTATCTCTTTCACTAGCACTGTAACCTTTATATATTTTACTTTCTGGGTTTATCACCTCTTTTTGCATAACTTGTAATTCTTCTAATGTTTTTCCTTCATCACTTATGTCTACTAACAAACCACGCTTATCAGCTTCTTTGAGTGCTTCTTCAGCAGTCTTGTATTTAAGAAAAGGTGTGTAACCATTAGCAAGGTTAATTTTTTCTTGCTCTTCCAATTTTTGTTTTAGCTTTAATATTGCTCCTGGTTCTTTTGTAACAACCAACTCATCTATAATTGTGCTTATGTGATTCTGTGCGTTCTGTGCTCTAACTTTAGTCCCTTTTGCAAAAGAACTTTGTCTGCCTTCTTCTTTACCATTAGCTGCAATTATTTCTAAACTATTATCAAACTTTTGTTGAAAATCTTTTCTTAATTTAAATTTATTTTTTGCAATATTTAATTCTATGTTTTTAAACTGTCTAAATTTGTCATCATATTCTGCAACACTTAAACTTCCATTTGTTCTATTAAACTCAGATATTTTTTCTTTATATTCTAAACTAGCTTTAGTGATTGCATCATCTGCAACCGACTGTGCTTCTGCATCAAAAAAATCTGTAGCTATTCTATCTGCTTCTTTACCAAATGCTGCAAGCTGTTGACCAACGCCAGTAAAAGCACCTGATGTAGCTCTTGGACCTAAAGAACCACCAGCTGTAATTCCTGTTGCTCCAACGCCTTTGTTATATAATGGTATCTTCATTTAATCACCTACATTTATTCTTACGTTATATAACTTTTTTTACCAAGTCCTGTTCCACTAGAGCCACCACCTCCACCAGCAGACATTTTTGCTGCATCTTCTCCTGCTTCTAGTAAAGTCATATATGCAGCAGTTTTGTATTGTTGTGACCTAGCACTTGCACTTGCTCTTGCCATAGCAGCTTCATTAATCTTAGATGCTTCTTCTATAGACCCAGCATAACGTATATTTACTGCATCCATTTCTGTGTTAAAAAATGTGTCAGCCAAGGATTGCAAGGCACTTCCTGACATTTGCACACCTGATTTGGCTACGGCAACTCTTTGCATACCAACTAATCTATCTGATTGTTTTCTAAGGTTTTTTTCTTTTTGCCTAGTTGCACGCTGTATTAATACTTGTTCATTTTCAGCTACTTTAGCATTGTATTCGCCCATCTGCCTTGCAGCTTTAGCAGATGCCATATTGCCTTTATAACCAAGAACTGCTTTTAATATTGCCATTACGCTACCCTTGCAAAACGATAATAGTCCGAACCATCAGGACCATATTTCTTCATTAAACCTTCGTTCTCAAACCCTAGCCACTCTACATATCTTATAGCTTGCTGGTCATTTGTGTGTACACTTGCCTGTATACGCTTTAAACTTGCATCATCCTGCACATGATCTAACAATAAACTAGAGTATTTTGCAGCAGCAAATGGTTTCTTGTAAGCTATGCTTGACATAACAAACCATGCTTCACCTACGTTTTCCCACAATCCATATACACCACCAATCATAAATACCTTACTTCCCTGCAATGCTGTGTATGCACTAATGCAACTTTCTTTCATCATAGCTGCTTTTGAGCTTTCTGGAAAATGAAAATTAGTCTCTATCATTTCCAAGTCCTCTTTTTCAAACTTTTTAATACTAAGCATCAAATGTATTAGACCTTCTCATAATAGCTAATATTGTCATTGGCAATGGCTGTGTTTGCCTTATAACAATCTTTGCATCATTGTCATACCCTGACGGAAAGGATATTTCCTTATCTCCATTAAACAAAGGTACAGCTTCATCCATGTTCATACTACTATCTCTAAACGGCAATCTGTCTAAGTTATTTGTATCAGGACCTAACTCTGCACCAACTGTCTGAAAGAATCTAGCTGTAACACCATGTATTCTTTTTATCTTGCCTTGTGCAATGCCATCTTCTGCACCAGCTTCCATACGCAATGTTTCTAGTGATGATGTATAACCATATCCAATATGAACCTTAGTTGAGCTTCTATCTAATGTAATTGCACCACCACTGACTGTTTTATCAGCGTGTGCAGCACCATCTGCTAAAATAGTTACTGTTACACCCTCAAGATGATTTAAGCCTGTAATAGACGTTGTAGCACTGCCACTATATGTCAAACCACTATCTACAAAAAAAGCATCTGTTACATCATCATTAAAATATAATGACTTTAGAAAAACAATATGCCTTACAGTAGTGCTGTTAATAGTTCTTTTTACACTCAAGTAAACTTGGTCTTCTGCACCACTAGGTATAGCTGTAATACTTTCTACTACACCACTACCACCTAAACTGTGTTCATGCCAACCTACTGTTGCGTTTGCTCTGTCATAAGTTAATCCAATTAGTCTGCCGTCACTGTGAACAAACCATAATAATAACTCAGGCTCCTGTTGCCAAACCATGTCAGTCAAGCCACCTCTAGCTAAATGGTCAGCTAACACAGTTAAATCAACACCTAACAATCCATCTGTATCTAAGTCAAAGGTTATCTCTTTTACTTTTTCAGCACCTTTTTGTATTAATATCGTACTGTTACCTGCTCTTAATGGCTTTACATTACCTGTGCCGAATGTAGTTTCTCTTAATACGTTAACATTAGTAGGTGTAACTGGCTCTGACCCTGCACCACCTGATAACGTAAACTCAGCACTGGTAGTCAATAACTGTAAGAATCTAGCTGGTAATAAATGTCTTATGACGTTAACTTGGTCTGATGCTATCGTAACATTAATTGCTGCATCATCTGCTGTGCCTGGTGTATGATTCTCAAAATCAGCAGAAACACTACCAAATATAGTTTGTGGCTGACTTGTTGTACTTGCAAAATACAATCGTTCTTCGTAAAAACCTATAGCTCTAGGAAATCCAGTAGTTGTACTAAAGCTGCCTAACGACCATTTTGCAGTAGCATTACTTGATCCTACTGTATTGTGTGGAAGTACTGATACGCCACCATCATCTTCTTTAACTGTTGCCGTTACTGTTGTTGCGTTTGTGTAGCCTGTAATCTTGACATAACCTGTATCATCATGCCTATATTCCCAATTCAAACTGCCATAAGTTTCTGTGCCTGACGTGTGCACTGGTGGCGTGTTACCTGATGTTTGCGTAGATCCAGTCGTATGCTTATAAACATGACCATTATACCTTACAAAAGCATTATTAGCGTAACTTGTACTAGCTGCCCACTCGTCATAATGTATTTCTAAAACCTCACGAAACCTTATCAATCTGCCTACATCTGTACTTGCAAATAAATCAGCACTTGCTGTAATTGTTACAGAGCCAGTATCTGCTGACGCATATAAAGTTGTTGCAGTAATATTCTCATCTAAATAAGGACCATCAACAAAATCAATATCTGTTAATGTCCATGATGTATGACTTGTTCTTGTTAACTTTGCAGGTTCATGGCTATTATGTGATAAAAACAAAACATCTGCTGACTGTGCAAAGTTAATCGTAGATAACTGTGATGTAGTATATGGCGTGGTTATTTCTATTACTTTACCAGCAGTACCTGCACTGCCATATGTTGTAAACGCAGAACTGTTAATACCACTTAGCTCAAATGTATTAGTTGTAACACTTGCAACTGTAAACTCTCTGTTGTTTACTTCTGTCATACCCACAACGCCAGAAATAAAAACTCTATCTCCATTACTCATACCATGTGAATTAGATGTTACAACTGCTGGATTTGCTTTTGTTATTGCAGATATTGCTGTAGTTGCTGCTGTGACTAAGCCACCATCTTTATATATTCTAACGTAAAGATTACCAAACTCTAAGACATAGGCTTGCGTATCACTAAACTCAAAGTTAATTAATCTTACCTGACCACCATCTTTTGTGGTTCCTGCGTAATATGTACCAGGTCTTCTTGTCACTCCACCTTGAGGGAAGACAATCATATTGTTTAAATCTTTTACGGCTTCATTATATTTCTGTAAGTCTATTCTACCTTCAAGCCTAGGAGATATTTCACCTGCTCTGAAGTTGGTGATAATAGACGATACTCTAGCCATATTAGAACCTTGCGTTAGTGTAAGTATCTGCCTGTAATTGCTCTGGATAACCCTCTAGTGCATCCATACTTCTAGCTTCACTTAGCCTTGCTTGATATAAAGAATACATAGATTGAGCTAAAGCATTACTACCAGTAATTGCATAAGCTGTTTCTGATGCAAGTCTGTGTGCAATCGTACTACTTAACAAAGGGTCAAACTGCTCTGTGTCTGTTACTCTACCTATATAAATAATAGAACAAGTGCCTTCATTAGATAACACTTTTCTGCCCTCTATTTTAAACATTACATTACTGTCATACGCAGCAATATCATTGTTTACGTTAGAGTTCCAAAAAGAAATAACCCTTAAACAATAAGGGTCTGTGGGTAAAGTAAATTGACTGGAAAATCCAAATGCAGGTGCATCAGTATCTTTAGCTAATGATGATCTTGATATAGCTACATTCCAAGTATGTGCCCTTAGAACTGCATCTCTTACTGTTTCAAATCTTCTGTTACAAAGTCGTGCTTCTTTTGAGTTTTCAGTTAATGCAGTAATTGTTGCTGCACCAAGTAAATCCATAGCTTCGTTACAAATATCTACAACTGACGGCATCCCAAACTCCTAGAAATAGGAAGCAGCGTTAACTGCTCCCCATGTTTTGTTAGTTTACAACGTAGTCAATGATGAAAGACATGCTTCCAGCAGTACCACCTGTTGCATTAAATGTTACTGCAACATAGTAGAACCCACCTGGGTCAACAGTCTCTCCAGCCATTTCGTAGACTTTTAAACCATTTGTTGTAATGTCTGCTGCTTCAAAGCGTACATCTGTCATTGCACCAGCATCAGCAACTGATGTAGCGAAATAATCTTCGTCTACAACTGTTCCTGTTGTTTGATACAGACCTACGTTAAAAGTACAACTTCCACCAAAAGTGTCTGTTGCAATATTAATTGCAGGAATAGATGCGTTACTTGGAATCTGTGCAAGCATGACAATATCATTGTCAGTACTGTCACCAGCAACCAATTCTAATGTTCCCTGTGCAACACGCTTTACGCCATGGTACAAAGATGCAGGGTTAATTACAGGAGGACTAGCTTCAAAGTTAGCTACCAGATCTGAATTTTTAGTAGTCATAATCTATCTCCCTTACGCTGATTCATCACAATCGATTTGCACAATCTTAGATTCTTCCATGCGTGTAGCTCCAACGCTCATGCAATAATAAACCTGAGTAGCATAACCTTTGTCTGCTCTCTCGTCTATTCTAGCTGATACGTCTTTACCTATGCCTAGAGCAATCCCATCCTCTGCCCATGCGAAACATGAACGGATGTTTGATGCAAGCGATAGTCTGTTTGTTACAATAAACTTGAAACCCATGAATGTATCTACATCACCCTGAACAAGAGCCTTAACTGTATTAAAGTCAGAACTTGTTACTGATGTTGTATTTAATAGAGCTTCAATCTGATTTGGACCAACTGCAATATATCTTGGTATTGATGGGTCAACGTCAGCTAAATCTAAAATCTTTTTAGCTTGAATTAACTTAGCAACAGACATATCTGCACTACCATTTGCAATCTGATTACCAGAAGCAAACGCTGTAGATGTTGAACCTGTTTCGCCTGTAAAAGCTGTTCCAAGTGCAGCAGAAATGATAACATCATCCATAGCTCTACCCATTGCAGCAGCAGCTGCTTGTGCATAACTTGATGTTGGATCAATTAACATTCTGACTTTATCTTGGTCATCAATTAAATCGGCATATTCATAGTCAGCTAAACTCACTCTACGTCTTGCGTGAGGTGTGTCTATCTGTGGAGTGTCGGCATGTCGACTGCTACGCAACTGAGCTGTAGCAACACCTACCTGATCGAAAAAAGCATTTTTCCCTGTGATATTCTCCACACGAACTGTGTCTCTTAGACGGCTTCCCATCTGTTGAGACAGCATCTGTACGTTAGCAGAATACTGTTGGACAAATGCTGTAGTTACTGATGTTGACATTTAAGTCTCCTAAGTAAAAGTTACATTTGATTTATTTACAGTGTGCTACCCTTTACGGACACTCCTAGAATTTTTAGCCGACTTTAGGCTATCGTCTATCCGATTGTCTTGAGGACTTGTTGCCAAGCTACCCTGCATAACCCATTCGTAATATATATCAGCAAGTTTGTTAGGATGCAACAAATCTCTTTGCGTTCCAAACTCAACTGCAAGCCGTAGACATTCCAAACGAATTTCTTGTGTAGGCGTTATTTCATTATCCATGAATAAATCCCATCAATTCTTGCATACGTTCAACAGCACGTTGTCTTCCTATAGGGTCTTTCCTGTTCCAGTAGGCGTGTGTTTTATCGTTCATTATAGTATCAACTTCTTGTTGTGCCATTTGTGGTGTATAGGCTCTATTAGTAGCGTTATCACTAACAGTATCTTCACTTGTTACAGTAGATTTAAAATCTCCCATAGCAGCAAAAGCCTTAATAAAAGCAGGATGATTACCTATTAATGTACCATCATCTAGTTTCATTTGTAATAAATCAGAGCCACCAAACTGTTCAACAATTTCTTTTGCAGCCGTAACCTTTTGTTCAAAAGCTGCTCCCCACTCTTTTTGTAGTTCTGCTGCTGTTTGTTCAGCTTGTTGTTCTGCTTGTTCTGCTAGACCTTCGCTTGTTTGTGTGACTGTGCTTTTGTAATAATCTAACACACCTTGTGCTTGTTGAGGTGTAAGTCTTAGATTATGTGCAATATCTGCATACGCACTAGCAACTTCTTCAGTTATAATATTCCCATCAACAGGTAATTCGTAACCTTGTGGTGTTTCTGGTCTGCCTAACTTACTGTAAATGTTATCTAAATCTTCTTCTGTAGGATTCTTTGGCAACGGAACCTTGTCGCTACCTATTAATCTCTGTGCATTTACATAACTCCTGGCTAAATTACCAACATCTTTTATTGGCGATAGACTAGGATGCTCCCTTAATTCTTCTGGTATCATTTCCATGAAACTGTTACCAGACCCACCTTGTGCAACTTCAGCTGGAGTCTCCATAACTGTAGGTTGTACTGGTTCGGCTACCTGTTCAGCAACTTGTTCTGACATATTTACTCCTCTTTCATCATGTTATATATGTGTAGTATGACTGCCCTTTTACCTTCTTCAAAGGCTGTAGCGTTGGCATCTCCTGCTACATAACTTGAAGCACGCCAGTTACAGCGTATCTCCAAATCTTCTAACACCTTTTTACCAGCGTTATCCCCAAAAGCATCTTTATACATTACCTTGAGTTGTGCTATTTGCTCACTCATTTGCACCCACCATTCTTACAGCTTGAGCAGCCTGACCTACTGTAGCAACATCTTCTTGCTCCATTTGTCTCTCCATCTGCTCTTGTTGCATCATTGCTTTTTGTTCTCTTTCTTCATCAACGACTGACTGTGGTTTCAATACTTTCTTTGGCACACCTAGTGCTTCAGTTAAGTAAGTAACTAATCCATCAGGGTCAATGTGATCTCCCACAGGTAACTGTTGTGACAATGGCATCAATATTTCTAACGCTCTCATCACACCATTTACAGAGCTAGACTTCTGTGCTCTTGCAAGTGGTGATACATATTCTATGTCTACGTCAATGCCTTGCAGAATCTCTGGTGGTCTTGCAAGCATGTCAGCACGAAGCATCAAAGCAAACGCCCTGTCAATTAATGGTCTTAGCATCTCATTCATTAATCTACCAAGAACAGGACCTATAACTCTCATGCGTTCTTCTTGTCTTTGTATTACTTCTGTTGCTGTCATGTTTGGCGTATTGCCACTAAGTAATTGGTCAACGAAGAAAGCAGAACGTATTGCTAATCTTCGCTGTTCTTCCATATTTAATCCAATAGGTATATTCGCACCAGTTTGTAATGGTGTTATTGTATCTCTTGAGCCTGATCTGTAAAAGTTGAGACCTCCAGGCTGGGTCCTAATGGGGAGCAAGAACCCATCATCTGGCACTAATAGTGGAGGATCTATCATTTTTTGTGCTGCTTGTATGATTGTTTTAGACATTAGATTTATCATCTTTACATCTGGCAACGCAACCATAGCTGGAGATCTACCCATAACTTCCCCAGTTGCCTTGAGAAAGCGTGGAACAACGTAAGGTAACTCTTGAAAGCCACTCTCTGCCAGTATCATTTTTGTTTCCATGCAGATATACATAGACGCATATGGCATATTCTTATTATTAGCTTTTGTTGGGTCCCTGTCTTTTCTTGGCATAACTGCATGTAGTATTGTAACATTCTCGTCTGGCTTCTTCTCAAACGTCTTAGCTATAAACGCACCAACATTATCAATACCAAACCTTTGCACAGCTTGCCTTGCAGGTATTTCATACTTTCTAAATACAGTATCCACAATACCATATTGATCTTCTGTTACATAAAACTCTGATATATGTCTTGTACTAAAACGTAATGTCTTGTCATCCATCTCAACAAACATACACCCAGTACCAAAGACAACTAAGTCAACATACATCTCATGTACTTCTGTCTCAAAGTTAGACATAGTAAAAGCACGCATCATTCTTTGCGAGGAATCTTCTAACCACCTCTGCACTTCTTCATCTCTACCTAGTTCTTCGTCTTTCATTGTCAAATGAAACCAAGGTGTGGCACCTGAAGTAAGCATACCATGTAAACTAGATGATAATAAATCTACTGATTGTAGAGCTGTACCATCAAAGATAAGCTCCATTCTCTTTTCACCACGACTTCTTTTCTTAACTATGTCTGCTTTTCTTGGCAACATATAGTCAGCTAACTCCTGGTAATGATTATTCCAGTTGTCTCTTTGACCCTCAACGTGTTGAAACCTAGCAACTATATCCTTGACATTCATCATCAGCTTATCCTAACAAAGTTGGTGTACCACCTGATCCACTCATACTGGTAGATGTTTCTCCTAAGTTACCAGCAACAATCGTACTGCCACGACCTCTACGTTTTTTTCTTTCTGTTGTTTCAGCTTCAGCAGATAGAGCAGCAGCCTTTTCATAATCAGCTTTAGCAGGTTCTTCTGGAACTGGTGGTGGTGGTGGAACATATACTTTAGGTTTAAGGAATGACATTGTTATCTCCTACGTTACTGATCTTTTTGACGCTGGTCTAGTTGTTACACCATAGCCTTCCATGATTGTACCACCTTGTCCTGATCTTTTACCTCTAGTTGCATACCTAGTTGTAATTGTTGGCGTTTCATCTTCAACAACTTCAGGTGTTACTTCAGGAGTTATTTCAGGAGCAGATGGTTGTCTGTAATCATATTTATCTGTACCTGTTATAGTCTCTTTAACTTCTCTAATAAGTTTTTTTGTTGGTCTTTCTAATGGTTCTACAATATCAGCACCAGCTTTTTCAACTACATTAATTGCTTTTTTTACTGGTCTTTCTAAAGGCTTAACTATTTTTTTTGCTACTTTTATTACTGCACCCATTTTAACTTCCTTTCCATGTATGCCATCCTAATTTCTTATTCTCAGGTCGAAACCAAAAGGCTTTTTGATAACCACTTCTTGCAAAGGCTTTCCTCAAAACTTGAAATCCCATTCTTGTATAACCTTTTTTAGCAATAAAGTCTATAACCCAAACATTTTTGCCACCACCCTTGTAAGCATCTACAGGAAACTCTGAGTTTTTTACATAGTACTCAACCTGTTTTTCACTAGGAAATCCCCATGTAGCAAACACTAACGGCTCCTGTATCACACTTCTAATAATCTTATACTGCATAATTCCCAAAGGTCTTTCAATATATTTCTGTATAAGCTTATCATCCCACCAATTATGAAACTCACTTTGTTTTACCATCTCTAAAGCATCTCTATAGTCCTGTGAATATCTCATAACGTAAATGGATTGTACTCATTGACTGCCACAGACTGTGGTGCTTTTGTCATCTTAGTACGATTCTCCAACCCTAAAGCTAAATACCTAAACGCATCAGCACTGTGACTTGTGAAGTCATGTCTTGGCTGATCCCTAAACATCCTTTTCCTGTCATCCCATTCCTGTCTATACTGCCTTAACATCTCAAGACCCTCATTGCATTTCTCTCTATCAAAATAACATTTAGGTATAAGCATCCTTGCAGCATTAATTCCATCAGCAATCTTCATCTTAGGTATCACCTTAAAACGTATACCCAAACTAAAGGCAGTCTCTAATCTTGATTTCCCACTACCCAGTTCTCGAACTTCAATATCATGTGGAGCAAGATGATCTCCCCAGTGATAATCTTTTTGTCTAAGGACTTCAGCATAATGGTCCAAGCCAACGCCACTATTCTCATAATAGTCGATAACATTAACAGCTCCCCCTCTATAAACCTGTGCAAACCAAATAGCCGTACTATCATTAATTCCTAAATCCCAAGCCGTATGTACTGGCAATGCAGGATCGTAAGGAACCCTGGTAATCTTACCCTCATCATCTAAGTCAGCAAGCAACTTACCATAGTACGCACCGATAATAGCAGCCGTAAATGAACACTCATACTCCTGCTCATATTGTTCTGGTGTCATCTGCACTCTAGCAGCATCTAATTCTGTTTCTTTTACAAGTTGTGTTTCACTAGCCTTAGCAATCTTCCAGTACCATTGGTCAGAACCTTCTTCATCCTGCTCTTTAGCCTGTTGTAGTATATCAAAAAAATGATTATGCCCTGCTGGTGTACCTAAAAAGATAGCACTACCCTCTCTATCAGATAGTGCTGGTCTTACAACCTCCCCCCATACCCTAGGATTCTGCATACCATACTCATCAAACACACACAAATCTAAGTATATACCTCTCAACGCATCAGGATTCTCACCTGACAATAACATTATCCTACCATTATTAGGAAAGTCTGCCCTTAACTCAGTCTCGTTAAACGTAACGCCTGGTATAACTCCAGCATAATACTTAACATAATCCCAACTAATCCTCTTAGCTTGCGTAAACGTAGGAGCCACTAACGCAACTCTAGGTCTTGGCAAAGGACAAGTTAATACATGTTTAATCATATGATTGACAGCAAAGACAGTCTTACCAAAACGTCTATGCATAACTAGCACATTCCATCTTTTCAATTTATTGTGCATCTCAGCCTGTAAGTCTCTAGGCTTATAGGGTATCTTAACTTGCATCCTCTGAACCAGTCTCCCAAACTATCTTCAATGAACCATCACTAATCTCAACGCCTGTTCTATTCTTAGCTTCACCAAACCTGTCTGGCAATACCTTTTGCACTTTCCACCTTACATGATGCCCATAGTCTCTTAATAAATTAGGGTCATAGTTCTTTCGACCATGCAATGCATCACCATACATATCCTCTAGCTCCTCAAGTGCTTTCTCAGCAGCCTGTCTCTGTGCAGTCTTAACATTGGTGTCTAGCTCTGTATCTTTGCTCATATAGCGATATAACGTAGCACGACTAACCTTTGCATCTGCACATGCTTTTACAAGGCTGTGTCCGTCTGTTATGGATGATATGATATGGTCTTGTTTTGCTTTGCTTATCATGTGTGTGTAGAACTACCTATTAACATATATAAATGGGTGCACGTGCGTGTGGGGTGCATCGCCTGCGAAAACGCCCCCCATGCATTCCTTAATTATTGCGTGTGTGCGTGTGTGTGTTTATTCCTTTTTATTATTGTTATTCTTTTATTGTTATTCTTTTTATTACTGTTTGTTTTATGGTTTCTTATTTGCCGTATGAGATTGTATCAGCTAAGTGTATATTCAAATGTAAATCATTGCTCCCTTTATATGCTATCAAATAAACTATTTCTTTTATGACATCAATAATATTTTTTACATTGCAATAATATTGCCGTTCTTATCCTACCTTGTAACGCTTGCCATGCCTTGAGTTATACGCTTATAAAAAATATTTGCTTGTAGGTATTGACATATAGAACAACGTTCATTAAGTTAGTATTATATTTTAATTTAGCAAAGGTTAAAAACATGAACGTACATATATCTAAAATGACAGGCAAGCTTGACGGCTTTCAAGCAATATCAACCAACACCATGACAAATCAATTTTGTATTAAACAAAATGCAAGTAATAAAGAAGATAATATTTGCACGAAATGTTACAGTCATACAATGCTTAAAAGCTATAGAAAGAACATGCAACCAAGCTTACAACGTAACAGTGATTTATTAAGTACTAAGGTTCTAGAACATAATCAACTACCAACGATATTAAACGCTTTCTTTCGTTTCAACGCTCATGGTGAATTAATAAATGAAACTCATTTAATAAACCTTGTAAACATAGCTTTGCATAATCCACACTGTAACTTTGCATTATGGACGAAAAGAAACGATATTATTGCGAAATACTTCAAGTATAATGATAAACCTAAAAACTTAATACTTGTTTATAGTAATTCTAAGATATCTAACATTATGCAAAAATTACCTAAGTACTTTGATAAAACCTTTAACAACGTACTTGAAGATGAACACGTTGAAAAACAGAATTGCACTGGTCAACAATGCAAGAATTGCTTGCTATGTTATCAACATAACGAAGTTACAACAATCGTTGAGAAAGTTAAAAAGTATTAACGCTTATACTCTTATAATACAGGTTAACGCCTGTATTATGGGAGCGTAAACGCTCATAACCTAGCAATAACAAAAGGACGTATAATATGATTAAAAAATATAAAGCAACAATAGAATTGTCTATAATTGTACAAGATGAAAAGACAGAAAAAGCAACACTTGAACAAATAGAAAACAAACTTGATGAACAAGCAAGAGATATAGCAGAAGATCGAGATGCAAAAATATCTATTACTAACTTTTACGAGGCATAACATGACAAGCATAATAAAAGGTTATCTAAAGTTTTTAGGTTTAATAATATCAGCTATCATAACAGTCTATATAATTTACTATTCAATATGGTTTTTATGTTTACTCAATGATAATTGCTATCACAATAATTTTAGCATCTAAAAACAAATAGCATTGTAAAGGTTAGATTATACTAGCCTTTACATTTACAAGCCTGTTACAGGCTTAAAACGGCACTAATGCCATAACTAGCAAAAGAGAAAGACAATAACATGATAAAACAAAAAATAGATATTACACCTAGTTGGAAAGCAACAAGCGAAATTATAATTATGGTTTTGCAAAATAAAAAGTTAGATGCAAAAGGATTGCAGAACGCTTTTGAAATGATACGAGAAATGGGAAGTAAATTTGATCTTGCCAACAATGAATTAAAAAAACTAGCAAAAGAGAAAGGACAACAACATGACAAACAACATGCAATATAAAAAAGCTTTAGCTAATGTTTTGTACTATCAAGCGTTAGCTATGAATAAAGCAGAACTTCAACCTGTTTTATTCTTTGAAGAATTAACAACAGACTTTTGGACAGTTCAACAATGCCGTATTCAGTACGTCAAAGACCAATTAGAATTTATTGAAGATGGCAACATTGATGATGACATTGAAGAAACTTGGAAAAAAGTATTTAACAATGAGGAGCAAGTAACATGACAAAAGAACAACAACAAAAAATAATCGATCTTGTTAAAAGAGAAATTGAAATTAACAAAGAGCATCATTATTCAACTATCACAGATGGAACGTCAGATCTTTCACAAGGTAGATTAGAATTTGCAGAAAGCCTTTTAGAAATAATTAACAATGAGGAGCAAGTAACATGACAAAAAAAAATGAATGGCAAATAGAAAGAGAAAAGCAACAAGCCAAAAATAAAAAAGCAATGGCAAGCTTAACGTCAGAACAGATGCAAGCAATCAAGCAAACTCACAAAGCGTTAAGAGATGCTTTAAGTATGCTTACAGATTGCCATGATTTGTACTTGTCAGACATTAACAAGCTGAATGATGCTTTTTGGTCTATCAATCATCAATTTAACTTAGAAGATTAAAAATAAAAAGGAGTTGCATACATGACAATGCAACTCCTCAACCTAGCAAAGGTAAAGGAGAAATTACCATGCAATTAACAAAAGAGCAATTCAAAAAGGTCAGAACAGATTTGCAGTATACTCAAAACGAGTTGGCAAAATTACTAGGAGTAACAATAAGAGCTATAAACTATTATGAGTCAGGACAGAGACCAATTAGTAAAACAGTTTCTATTTTACTGCATAGAATTTATCAAGATGAGAAATAGGAGAGAGACAATGAACAGATATTATGTAGAAGTAGAACACCCTGTAAGCAACAATATTGTATATCTTTATATGTTTGCTTATGATTCTAAACAAATAATCGATATGATTGATGGAGTTATAGTAAGCATAGAAAAAGTATATGAATAATTAAATAAAAAAAAGAGAGCCTATCTCTATTATATGCACTGATATATCTATGCACTGCTATATCAGTGCATTGATATATTACAAACTCTAATATTTTTATTTAATTTTATAGTTTACATTAATCAAAGCTTAGATACATAAACTATGTTTTGCTTATTGCCATACGGATTTGCTTAGGACAGCAAAGCTGATTTTACAAAAGAGAAAAATCTTGTCAAGAAAATAATTTATCTTGGATATTTTTACTAACATAACCATGCACAAAACGAGTTACATCTCTCATACGTCTTTCAGTATCAGATAGCTCTGTATAGTACACCCAATAAGCTTCTAACGTCATTCTTGCCATAGGTTCATTGACATTGGGCAACACTTTAAAAGCAAGAAGAACTTCTATATATTTTTCTTTTGTTTTGCAAAGACGAGCTTGCTTTTTAAATACTTGGAAATCATTTTTTGCCATTGATACACTCATGGTAAGTAAGGGCATAGCCTAAAATATCTTGTATGGAATCTTCATGGTTAGGAGTTTCCATCAACCTAGCTTGTTTAACGGCTATCATACAAAGAGCCACTTGCTCAGGTGTAACCTCAGTATTTAACAGGACAGACCATAGACGAGAAATGCGAGTATGATTATCTAAAATAGAACCATAGTCTTGTCCTCTATCTTTCACAACATCAGCCGTCTTTTTTAGTAACTCAAATTTATCCATAGTAATCACAACTTTCCTTAGCTTCTTCTATCGTGGCTCTTGTAATAAACACAGGTGTAAACTTACCAGCATAAGCACCAACTACATTGAAATGAAAATACTCTAACGCTTCTTCTTCTGTCATGCCATCTCTTTTCATAAGCACATCTAAACATATCGTACTGTCATAGACTGCAACTTCATCTGCATTTGGACAAGGTATTGTTATACCTATAAATGCTCTTTCAAATCCATCAGCTAATAACATCTCTCTCCCTCACTATGTAAAACCATGTTTCTATATCAACCTCACAAACTAAATCATGTCCAGCACTAAAGTTCCTAGACAATACATCAATAGGAATAACACACTTTATTGGACAGTTGTTAAACTTGTATATCAATACAGGTGTTAAGTTCAAACGCTTTGCAGCTTCTCTTGTTTGTTGCAACCAAGATTGCTTATAAGTTGTTCCTTTTTGGTACGCTTTACACTCAATAGACCACCTGGGAATAATTATATCAGCCTGTCCTTTAGCTTGGTATTGGTCTAGGTTTCTCTTGGCATCTATATTTAGATTGTCTTTGATTAACTTGCATATCTTTCTTTCAAAAGATGCACCCTTGTTGCGACTATCTGCCATCTATCATTCTCTCTTGCATTTGTTTTAAGAAATCATTTGCTGATACCTGACCAAGCGTGGCTAACTCTATCTTGTTCATTGTATCAGGACTAGGAAATCTTTCAGACTTTAATAACCTACAAATAGCTGAACGAGTTAATCCTGATTTGATGGCAAACTTATTCTGTGTAAGTTTATTCTGCTTTATGTAATCAATTAATTTCATACTGCTATAATATTTAGTTGTTGACAATCTGTCAATTATAATTAAATAATATGTTGACAGTAAAGATTATAAAGCATAACCTAGTAATCAATAGCAAAGAAATGGAGGTTTATTATGAATGAAGATTTATGTTTATGGTGCAGAGAAGATACATCATTTGGCTCAGGAAAGTTTGTTAATCGCATACCAGCAGACAGACAAGATGGCATTGATGATAAGTACGAAAGTGGTTTTATGTGTGCTGATTGTCAATGTGTAGAGTGTGATGTTTGCAAAGAAAGTAAGATGGATTATGACATAACAGAAAATGCAAACATTATTTGTCGTGATTGCGTTGATGACAAAATGCTTTTCTTACATCAAGAAGATATGGTTAAAAAGTTTGGGCATTTATTTAAGATTGATATTAAAAACTTTGAATATGGTGGGGAACAATGGGAAAAGTTTATAGATGATTTACGAGGTCTAACTTATGTTGATAGCGTTGAAGATGGTTATTTAGTACAGGAGATAATATAATGGCTGAGATACCTGACTACAGAATAAACTTTGGCATGAAACACGAGAGTTCTAGTAATGCAACCATACCTAAAGATGAAATGGTGCTAAAACATTACCTGAGAAAAGAACATAAAATGTCTTTTCCTATGGCATCACGACCAATCTCAGGCATCAAAGTACAGACAGGTTCAGACTGTGCTATGGGATTACATAACTTTAGTCCAATCAGAGGACAACAAGACCCTATGGAAATCAATGAGTCTGTTAGATATGCTCTTACAGAGTACCAAGGCTATACACCTAGAACATGGGACAATGGTAAAGATGCAGAAGAATACGAGGAGTTTCGTGAGCATCTACCTGAGATGATCAAACATGCAGTTGATGGACTGCACAAATATTTCGAGGGTGTCAATCGTATCGAGGGAGAATCAATGAAACAATTCATTGAACCTAAGATAGATGTACCTATAGTTTTATATCAGGATTACTCAGGTGGCGGCAGACAGATTGATTTAAAATGCTCTCTGCCTATGAGGAACCCACCAAAGAAAGATGGAACTAGGTCTTGGCGTATACCTAAACCTAAGACAGAACCATCTGTGCAACAAGTAATGCAACAAGCAGTCTATTGGAAAGCTACAGGAGAGAAACCAGCTTTGTTATTTGTTACGGCATCAGGCTATAACATAGTAGACGAAACGAATTGTGAGCTTATGACAGAAGATAATCTGCAAAGAGCTTATGATGATGTAGTACGTTCTTGGTTAGTTACACAGAACTTACTCAAAGCAAGTCGAGGTTCATGGAAAACATTAGCTGGGTTAGTTCAGCCTGACATGGTGCAACTATCAGCTAGACATGGACCTAAAATAACACAACTAGCAAAACAACTATGGGAGATTTAACATGACTAAATTAATTAATGAAAAACTTAACATAACATTGAGTTTAATATCTGACCTTTATTGGGAGTACGATAGAATGTCTAGTAGCGGACAGTTTACATTAGACAAACTAGCTAAACTTTACGGCATAGAAACTAATGCAGAGTTAGAAGAACGTATGTCTAAAATGACAAAAGAAGAAATGAAACAAGAATTGGAGAATTTATAATGACAGATCCAAAAACATTAAGACGTAATATTGATCCTAGAACTAGCCATGATAGTGCTTACAAAATACAAGCATCACAGATGGAGAAAATAGTCCTTGGAGTTATAGATTCTTTTGGAGAAACAGGTTGTATATCAGATCAGGTGCAGTATGCCCTACCACAATACCGATACAGCACGATTACAGCACGCTACAAGGCACTAAAAGATAAAGGACTAGTGATTGTAGATGGAAGTGCAGTTAAAGGCGAGAGTGGCAGAAAACAGATGATAATGTGGAGTTCAAGACATTACTTCCATCAGCCTGTAACTGACGAAGATATAATACAACACATGGCAGAAGAAAGAGCTGGGATATGATTAACGAATTAGTCAATAAATGGACAAAAGAGATGACTGATACTGAGCAGTATCATGCACAAGCTATAGATCTATTAGAGAAACGTATAGCAAAACTAGAGGATAAGCACAAAGTTGTATCACAACAGAACGAGGTGCTTATGAATTTATTAAGTAAAACAATGAGAGGGAAAGATGAGTAATCTAGCTAAAACTATGGACACTATCGCAGACTTACACAAGTCGCATGGTGTCAAACAAAAAGGTGGCAAACTTTATACACAGGTTGTGCATAGAATGGAAGCCTTTAGACGTATACATGGCACAGACTTTGGTCTTGATACTGAGATACTAGTTAATGATGGCAAGAAAGTTGTTGTCAAAGCTATTATCACAGACAAAGATAATCGCAAGGTAGGTGCTGGTATGGCAGAAGAAATCAGAGGACAGGGCATGGTCAACACTACATCTGCCTTGGAGAACGCTGAAACCTCTGCAATAGGTAGAGCTTTGGCTAGTCTTGGTCTTGCTGGTGGCGAGTATGCAAGTGCTAATGAACTTGATGCAGTCGAGAGAAAGACAGAAGCCTTGAAAGAGGAACCTGTCGAAAAACCTAAGATTCAGTTTAAAGATATACGACAAAAAGAAATAACACCTGAAGAAAGGAGAGAAAGACACGAAGAAAAGATACCTGACTTTGATCATTGGTGTCAGCAGAAAAGAACTAAGGATCAATTAGATGCTTATTACAATGATTCACAGTCTACGTTAAACGAAATCAAAGAACATAATCCTGACTTGTATAAGAAAGCAATACAGGTTTTTGTTAAATATTTAGATAAATTTGAAAGGAAAGAAAATGGCTAATAAATATATTAAGACTGCAAACATAACCTTGTACCCTAACTCAGAGGGCAAGGCTACACATGGTAACTCTAATTGGAAACCATTTAAAGATGGCTCCCCAGCAGATATACATCTTAGAAAAGATGCAAAGTATTCTGTAAAACTATTTGGTAATGATGATGGCACATTTGGTCTGTCAATATCAGAGGTTGTTGTAGGCAACTACACAGACAGTATATCAGATGGAGTGTCACAACCTGGAATGAGATCACTTGCACAGACAATAGACCCACCAAAACCTAGTCCTATTGCTGCTTTAAAAGATGAGCTTGATGATGAAATACCATTCTAAATCATACTATTCCACACAGGAAGCTACCGAACTGATGTTTGGAGATACTCCAAGTAATAGAAAAAGACTTCTTCGTTTGTTACAGAACGGAGAGGTCAAAGGTAAAAAGTTTGGTAAGAGATGGTTTGTATATTCTAGTGAAATAAAGGGAGAGGATAATGAATTACGATAAGGCTGGTAAAAGTTTTGATTGTTGTGGTTACTGTGGTGTCAAGCTAAAGGAAGTAGGACACCCAAGAAACAAAGTTATACGTTGTCGTGAATGTGTATTTTTAGGTTTAGGATTGAACACTAGCAAAAACACAAAAGTTACAGATGATGAAGATTGGAGTACACAAGACGATCCAAGAGCCATAAATGAAATACAATACGGCAAAGTTTCTAGGCAACCAACAGTTATGAATTACGGAGTATCAGACTTATCAGCTATCATGCTTGACTCAGGACCATACAGACACAAACATGGCTCTGCTAGAGATGGCACTAGATTTACCTACAAGAAGAAAAAATAATTATTTCTTTTTCTTCATAATCTTTTTTTGCAAAGCAATAGGCAATGTCTTTTGCTTTGCAGTTAGACTTTTCTTCTAACACTTCCACCTACGTCTAGCGGCTTTACCTCTAGGACCTGTCCAACTCTTAGACCTAGCACAAAAGCTCTTTCTTCTCTTAGCATCTTTACTTCCAGCTTTGACCTTACCTGTTACAGGTGCTTTTAATTTACTGCCTGTTGCACGATTATACTTAGCTCTGCCTTTTGCAGTTAGTCCACCACCCTGTTTAACTGATCTTTTTTCTCCACGACCAACAGAAAGATTTACACTTTTCTTCTTAGCCATTAATCAATCCATGTCTATAGCCGTTAAGCCTGTCGTATGTAAGCACTTCTTTTCTACCATTCTCTGCATAACTACAATGTACCCAGCCAGTATTACCACCAGTATAACATTCTAATATAAGCTGATCGAATTCTAAGTTTTCTCTTATCCACACAGCAAGATCATAGTTATCTACATTAGCCACCTCAAAGTCTGCTGCTTGCCCTTTACAATGCTGACTATCTTTGGAACTGCCGATAGATATTGACAACTCAGGACATCTGTAACCTGACGAAACCATAAAGGAGCCATACTCATTACGGATTGGCTGTAATATATTTTCAGCTAATAGCTTTAGATTATACACAGCATCTGCATCAGGTATGTTTGTTATACCTCTACGTTCTGCTGTCTGACTCTTTGTTAACTCAGATATTGTAAAGTTTTTAGATAGTTCCATTACTTTTTCTTTGCTGTCTTTGCTGCACGCTTGAAGTTCTTAGCTGTAGGTGCACCTTTACTTCCAGGCTTTCTCATCTTTTCCTTAGAACCAGCTGCAATTCTTTTTCTTTTAGCGTGAATGTTAGCGTATAAACCTTTTTTCATATCTTTCTCCTGTTTCTTTCTAAGCGTCTTCACATGAAGATAGTAGAAATAATTACCAATCTTATTAAAAAATTTAGCTAAACTCAACCAAAACCACATCATTTTTTTATACTCTTGTTATGCTTGACAGATTTAAACCAAAAATAATCAGATATAGCTTTAAAAAATTCGTATAAGTACATGAAAAACTTACTCATTTTGTTAATCCTTTTTGCTTTTCATATGTTCTAAGTCCACCCAATCCGAGCATACCCATCAATACAGTCATCAAGGAACCCATATCAAACGTAGGTAAATCAGGTATAATTACATCTAAATAAGCACACACAAACATAGTAACAGGTGCTAATACAAAGTGCCAACACAACGCTACACCACAAGTCCAGCCAATGAAAGGTCTCCATCCAGCAACAAATATAGATTTATGTGTGGCTTCTGCTTTGTTTATATCTAGCTGACCTTTAGCTAATTCTTGTGCATGATTCTCTGCCATAGTTGCCACCTCATGTGCCAACTTGTTCTTCATGTCTTTGTCTTCTATAAACTTACCGAGTAAATTACTTACTGGTCCTATTAACGCTGTTAACATTATTGTCTCCCTTATGTTCGTGACCCATCCATATACCAAATACACCAGTCATTACACCCATAACCACAGATACAAATGCAGACTGACTAGCAGTTGGTGCATCTAAATCCATAAACCATTCGGCACATCTCCAGGACATTATTGTACTAGCAAGCATCATAAATCTTGGTAGTATCTTCCATTTTAAAAATGTTTCTACATTCATTGTATTAAAATCTCGTTCAAACCAAAGCCTTCTAATAAGACTAAAGTAAAAAATAATAATAATATACCACCAGCTATTAGTTTACCACTAAAGTTAGTAGATCCTATCTTAATCGCAACAAACTCATTGCCTAGTATTCTAAGTGACAGCTCAAAAGAATTGTTACTTAAATCTAAGTTTATTAATTTCTTTTCTGTCATTTGGCTATACTCCTAAGACTTTCCATTACTTTATCAATATCTGGTTCATCGCCATTCGGATTGTAAATACATTTATATTGTTTGGGGCAGTTTTTTTCTATCATCATTTCAAAAGTTTTATTGCCACCTTGATAGATACATGCTTGT